ACCATTGTTAGAACTTGAAAATTGAAGTCCACGAATACCATTATCAGAAGATGCTCCGGCATAAAAATAATTTCCAGCTGCGTCCGTGCGTTTTACATCTAATTTAGACGCGGGTGCCGCCGTTCCAATACCAACATTTCCAGTCGTCAATACATTTTGACTACCAAAATTAGGACTAACCTTCGTACCAGCAATTGCAGCAGACGCATTAATATCAGCATTGACGATCGTGCCGTCAACAATCATCGCGCTAGTAACGCTATTTGCTTCACCAGCAGTTAATACGGTGTTGCCGTTTACAGAGACGACGCCCGAGCTGCTAATAACAAGACGCTGCGTTCCACCAGTCGCAAAACTCAGCTCATCGGCACCGCTTCTATAAATACCTGTATTGCTATCAGAATTAAAGGCAAATGCAGGTGCAGCAGCACTCCCATCCCCTGCATTCTCCAATAAATCCGCAATCGTCACCTTCTTGGTAACGTCGTTCACCAAATCGACAATCGGCAAAATATCTGAACTGGCCGGATCGACGTATGCCGTCAGGTCCGAAATCTTGACGTTTGCCATGACTGTCGATGCTTTAGCTTAATTTTAAGACCAAGTGCCAATCGCAACTCGTTTCCAAGTGTTCGTGGCAATGCAAACGTAGATGTAGTTTGCATCCCATGCCACCTCACCCAACGTTCCAGCAGCCGTTGCTGATGCAGGAGTATGAGTTGGCAGAATAGGCCGTGACCCTAGCGTCACATTTGCGGCAGTGATTGCCGCCATGCTCGTTAACGTCCCAGCAGCCTGGACCTGCAGATCGATCTTGCCGTCTTCTGTCCCATCAACTGGATCAACAATTAACGCCTCAATCTTGGCAAACTGAATTTGCTCAGGCGTTCCAGCACCGTTATTGCCTTGGAAAATCAAAGCACTTAAGGCATCAGCCGCTTGACCTACAGCACCATTGCGGTGGTGATACAACGTAATATCACCAGCACTGACAGCAACGTTTTCCTTTGACTCAAGGAATAACGCTGTGTTCTCAACTGATTCCGTGATGTGGAGCGGATGAGCTGGGGCAGCTTCACCAATACCAACCTTGTTGCCAAACAGACGAATCCGTGTCGCAACAGAACCGCCTGATACGGTCATCAGATCAAGAGTGCCATCCTCTGATCCGCTAGTGGGATCTTGGATTTGAGCAAGGATCTGGGCATACGCCTGAGCGTTGCCTGCGCTGTCTTCCCCGCGAAACTCAAGGTTGCCAAGGTTGTCGCTAGCAGCTGGTGACGCAGAGTTGCGATACAACACCACATCAGGTGCAGTATCCAGGCCAGCATCTGTGTTCTCAATAATGACCTGATCGGTCGTATCGGTACTAAACAAATGCAGTTGAGCCGCAGCCGTTCCAGTGCCTAGCTGAAAACCAGTTGCTGTGATTTTGCCAATATTGGTTGAGTTGGCACTAAACGCCAATTCATTTGCACCAGAGCGATACAACCCTGTTGCGCTGCTATCAGACAAAAATGCAACAGCAGGACCAGCTTCCGTTCCATCAGGCAATGCCTTGTGGAGCGTGCCAAACGCAACCTTTTTGTTTTTTAGCGCGTTGTTAGCCTCGGCAGTAACAACAATTGGGAATACGTCTGCAGTAACAGGCGCTGTAAGTTCTGTTAGCGCAGAAATTTTGCGATCAGCCATCAGCCAGCCTCCAAGGTTTCAATACGAGAAGTCAAAGCAGAAATTTCAGCAAAAGCCTCTTGCAGTCCTTTCATTAGCAATGGCACCAGCATATCCTTGCCAACACCCATGTATTCAACATTGCCGTTTTCATCAACGCTGTCTTCCGTCCCCATCACCGCAGAAGGAACTACGGTTTGCAGCTCTTGAGCAATAAAACCTTCCTCGTAGGTCTCAGTGCTAACCATGCGGAAACGGTGCATCTGAATCTGATTGATTCGAGACTTGGCCTCCGGCATGTCAGTGATGTTGTCTTTTAACCGACGGTCTGAAGCGTCAATCAGAGAAACATCTGTTGCGCTAATGATTCCAATTCGCCCGGCTTGTGTGCCGTTTGAACGAAACTCAACACACGAACCAAACTGCGTTCCGCCCGACCCAACCCTGTTAAATACCCCAGAAAAGCTGTTATTACACGTAACGCGAATGCGACCGCGTTTTGAAATAATTAATCCTTCCCCTGTCGTGTTGTTTGAAGCAGTGGGGTTGGTTTGCATCCCCCAGTACAAAGACGGCCCATCTGCAACGCCGTCGGAATCAGTGCCGTTGTCTTTGCCAATCGAAAAAAGCGTATGGTCAGCGCCGCTAAATTGAGTGACATAAGCAACAGCGCCAAGAGATGAACGGTAGAAGCCGTAATCAGGGCCGTCAGTGCCAAACGTTACGGATGGAGCAGCCTCGCTACCTGCAGGAAAAACAATTCCACCGCTAGTTATGGAGCGCAGTGAAATCCAAGCACTGTTTGCGCCATTGCGAATCTTCAGCTCGCCTGCAGTAGTGTCAACCCAGAACTGATACGCAAACGTGGTGGAGGGAGCGGTGCCTCCGCTGTGGTTCGTAAATACCGCTGCAAGCTGTGTATTGATGTCGCTACAAACGGCGGATCCACTCCCATTCGCAACATTGCCGTCAGCTTGAGCCATAATTAATTCAGCTAAGGGGTCGTTGGCTGTAGTGTGCCATATCCAGTCGCAGTATATCTAAAGCTGCGGCTAACGACTTGATCGCCATCGAATGAAGTTTTGAACGTAACGCTAAAACCAGTAGCGGTCGCTTCAGACATTTCAAAGTAATCATCAGTTTGCATGTCATAAGCAACAATGCTGACAGCAACCTTGGTGTCATCATCGACATAGAACGGATACTCAAAAGTTACGTCTTTCGTTCCTTCCCCAGAGTAGATAAGTTGGCTGCTTTCAACTCTTCGCTCCAATTGTATTAAACAGCCAAGTTGATCAATTATCGGCGTTTGATCAGGGTGGAACGTTTCTAGTTCTGCCTTAAATTGAAACTGTCTGCCAACGTAGTTTCCGTTTTCGAGAGGAATCCAATCTTCAAATTCCAAGTTAGAGTTGAGTTTAATCTTGCTAGCATCCTCAAGCTGAAGAGAAAACCCATCTTCTGTAATTTGATGCTCATCAACAGACGCGTCGTCTGTCTTGCGGAAATAAACGCTGACGTTCGTGTCATCCGGAGTCAAGCCGTCAAAGTCAGTCCAATTATTAATTAGCTCAGTTCTGTTATCAATTAAATCACTTGTATAAATGCCACGCATTAACAACCTTCTTTTTAAAAGAATGCTGTATTTTGCGCCTAAGTCTAAGGTCTTTGCAAAATGATATACCCCTGACGTGTTCTGCGTTCCAATAAAATCAACAGACGTTAAACTGTCAAACGTGCCGCTAATGTCATCAAGAAACGCATTTCCGTCAAGGACTAAACCGTCCAAATTGTCGTCATAATAAACACCATCTTTTTTGCCTTGGAACTCAAACGGATCTTGATGCTCATTGATAACTTCTAAATTAAACCTTGGTATTCCATCGGGCAGATTAATGATTGCAATGATTGCGTTTTGACTTCTTATGCCAGTCTTGGTTTCAAATTTAACGAGATACGTGCCTTCAATCAAAGGCAAGCTCACGTAACCAGCTCTAGCCTCAACGGTACGCAACAAGGAGCCGTCAGCCCAAGAAGCAGGGTTGGTTGTGCTTGTCTTATCCGAATGACGGATTACTGCCGTCAAGTTTAAAATGTTTCCGCCGATAGAAGGAACGTTCCAGCGAAGAACGGCTTGGTCTTTGCCAACCGCCTCAATAGTGACATCTGAAGGATCAGGCGGCAGTGTCTGGCTCGTCAAGCCATCGACACCTGTACTAATGTCAGGCGAAACAATTGCAACAGTTAGCGTTGCGAACACTGATTCTTTGTTGTTTGGTGCCGGACCAACTGATTTAACTTGGCCGAAGAAAGTTGCACCAACAGGCAAACCATCGATATTAATATACGTGTTTGTTGTCTCTGCTTCAATATCGTTTCCACTTCCTACTCTGTAGCGAACTTTAAATTTGACCGCAGTAGCCTCTAGCCCTCTGCTCCAAGAGAACGTAGTTCTGTTAACTGTATTGTCGTTTTGACTAATCTCTGCAAAAGTAACCTGCAGATCTGTTGGCGCGTTTGGCTTTTCATCAAAGATTGAAATGTCGGCAAAATCAAGCTGTGAGTCTTTTCCTTCAACAACGCTGTAAACGTTGTCTACATGCTGCACTCCAGTAATTACATAAACGCCGCCTTCACCTTCGCCTACAGAAAGGCACCGGAACTTCTGGTTTTCAACGCTGTTGTTTGAAATCGTGTAAACCGCATCATCAGCTGGAATCTGGGAGAAAGGGCTAGAAACATTGATCCGAGTTCCAGCAACACTGCTAATCGGTTTTGCCTCAACCGTTCCATCGGGCAACACAACCGTCAAAACGTTGTTACTGCCAGAAGGCAACGTGATCGTTTGGTCGCCTATGACAAAGTCAAACTCCGCTCCAGCAACACGACCAGCCAACCGAGCACCTTGACGCATTGCGTCCGACACGGCAAAGATCTGCCCAGGCAGTACCGCAAGACCTTCTAGGCCAACGGAAAACGACACGATATTGCCGTCAACCTCTTCTGACGTAAGAATCCATCGACCCATCCGTTGAGCTTGGTATTTGGATGTGCAGCCAAATGCCACAACATCACGCTCTTGGAAACCGTACTTATCGATTAAGGCCCTGTTCTCGATAATTACATGGTCTGGCTTGTAAAAATTGTCTGGATCGTTATACCTAACAGTGATTCGCGTGCTGCGTGTTTTAAGAGATGATCCGCTGTACTCGAAGCCCCCACCAACAACACTTGAATTATTAAAAACATGAACAGGGTCAAGAACACTGCCGTCTAAGTTGCCGTGATCTGCTGCAACCTGTACGGTGTCAGACTTCCAGTAGATCATCCCTCGAAATACGCTGGCTAGGTCTTGCAAGACGTTGTAAGCGTCAGCACGCGATCCAATCACAGTGTTGATTGCAAACCTAGGCTCTGTGCCTGCCGCAGGATTTGAAAAGTCTTTACTGATAAGCTCATTTGCGTATTTAGACAGCTCAATTAAATCAATCCAACTCACATTTGCAGCGTCAATAAAATCACCCGCTCCATAGCGAGCGTTGGTAAGCATGTCGTAAAAACAACAGACGGGGCATGTCGTCCAATGCAATCCATCCTTTAATTGCCCATCAAAAGGAATGGTATTGTTGTATTCCAAACTTCCGTCGGCCCGAGGCGTGGCATTGCTGGGAATTTTGACTTTTAATCCACGTACCTGATACGCCCGTTTAGGTAATGTGTTAAAAAGCTCTGAGTCAATACTTGAAGCGATGCAAGCTGTATTTGCGTAGTTGATTTTTACGTTTTTTCTTGCAATAATAGAAGACCAAATAAGCGTGTCTGCACGACTACTCGCAAGCGGTGTTTTTTCGCCAATGTCTTCAAAGTCCTCAAACTGCACTTCAAAGGCATCTTCTGGGTTTTTAAACTGCCTTTTTCTTACTCTCATGTTGTAAGGGCCGTCCCCTTTTAGTTTTATTGGTTGCGTTTGTATCTGGTAATTTGAAGTAGATATTCCTTTGATAATGTTGCCATTAATAACTCCATCGGTAGTTAAAAGGTCAACTGGTACATACGGCCCACCCTGTGATTGAATTGCAACTTCAAATCTTATTTGTGCAAAAAACAGCTGCCCCTTTGCCAAGCCCTCCATTCCTTGTCAATAAAGCTTAGGAATGGTAAAAATTAATTGAATATCGTCTACAAACGAATCTGTAATTGTGCGAACAACTGCACCTCTCCCATAATCTCGGTCTTTTACTTTGCTTTGTGCGTTAACTGTTTCGCTATAGTTTGCTCCAACCTGGACGCCAACATCAATTAACGTCGTAACATTATCCTTAAATGCGGTTTGATCGCTAAACGGAGGCTGCTTAGGCATTCCGTTTTTAAATTCAAAATCGTACGTTCCAGCTCCCTTACCCGGCACCTCTGTCTCATCTAAAAAGATGCTGTTTCGGTTTTTTGTTAATCCCTCAATTGGGCCTTCGCCTATGATGTCGACGACATGAAGATTAGTTTTAGAGTTGAGAGCCATTTCTAAATCAAGTCGTAGCCGTAGCCAATAATAGTCAACTTCGTTCTGTTTACTGTCTCTGCATCGACAATCTCAACCCTTAAGCGAAGTTCATCGGTCTTGCCTGCTCTTGGCACTTCAAAGCGATGACCGTAAACCAAAGTTTCGTTGGAGTGAAAAAGTCCTTGAACTGTAACGCCTGCACTTGCCCCCGTAAAATTTTGCTCTCCAGGTCGCTCAAGCACAAGCTTGACTTCATAACTTATAAACCCAGGGATTTCGGTAGAGCCTGCTCCTGAAATCCTATCAAACAACCCCCCTTCAATCTTAAAAATTACGTCAATTTTTTTGCGCTTGTTTTCGCCTTTTTTGTATTTTAAATCGTCATTTGAAATAGAACGTCCTTCCTCAAGAGTTTTTTCTAAACCTGGGCCAAACCCTTGATTAATACTAATTCTCCTGTCATTGTCAGTTGTTCTAATTTTGTATTCAGGTCTTAACCTTTTTGTGTCCAACCCAGCCGCAGAATTAAACACCCTCTTAAGACGCTCACCATTGATTGTTGTTCTGCTTACATCTGGCGGGACAATCGTTTTTGCTAAACGATCTGAATCGTCAGTTACTTGAAGATCGACAGCCATAAGATGACCGCCAGTAATGACTTCCCCATAGATCACAGGAACAGTTGCACCCGTTCCAACGGTGTTTGCAGGGCCTGAAAACCCATAAGACTGTTGACCATCTGCACCACGAGTTACGCCTTGCGCTCCAGTGCCCCTAACGTTTGTACCGTTGTCGAACCGGTTATTGCCAAGTTTTGGCAGCTCTGGCTGCGGCGAAATTAAGTTCGCTACACCGCCAAGAATCATGCTTGCGCCAACAGCACTTAATGCTGTGCCCACAGCTGTCAATGTTCCGGCAGCTGCTATTGGACCACCAAAAGCACCAAACGCAGACGCTCCAAAAAGACCTGCCCCAGGAAACAAAAACGAAGCCGCAACCAAACCAACGCCAAGCAAAATCTGGCCAGTTGCTCTACCACTGCCGCTAATCACCGGCACAAGCATCATCGGCTTGCTGCCAAACGGCAAATGTAATTCGTCATATCCCATCGCCGCACCAGACTGAATCAGCTTGTAGCCAATCCCGTTTTCGTGCGCTGTTACCAGATCTTTCTGCAGCTGCGGATAGTTGACGCACAGCAGCTTGATGGCATCCGCTGGTGTCCTTAGGTTGTAAT